CGTGATGTTCAAGCACAGGGTTCGTTGGAACCTAAAACACAGGAAGAAATTGATCAACGCGATAGTGAAAAGAATGTGTGGACTTCTGTTATCCCACGTCCTTTACCTATTGATCCAAATACAGCTACAACTACGTCTGCTCAATTGATTGGCTTGATTGACAAAAATCTTGTGTATGGCTCTGTTCATTTACAAGATAAAGTCATGCGAGTCAATGGATTGTTTTTGACATCAAATGTTGTGATTATTCCAAATCATTATTTTGAAGTTGATACATTGGACATAACATTTCGGAAACAAAATCCGGAAAGTTCTGGTGGTAAATTTGTTGCTAAATTGAGTTTGGCACAAAGCATTTTGCTACCAGGAACAGATATTCGAATTTGTTATTGTTCATCAGGTGGATCATTTAAAGATTTGAGGAAATATCTAACAGACGATAAAGTTTCATGCGTTGAATTCGCTTTACGTTGGCGTAATAAAGAAGGTGAGTTGATTCCAGCAGATGGACTTGGTATGTTAGAGAACACATCAAATGGAGTTGTTGAGTTTGAAGGTCTTGTGTATAAGTCATTAACCATGGATACTTTTCGTGGGTTGTGTGGTGCTGCGCTAGTGGCACGACGACGACCCATAATTTTAGGTATTCATTTGGGTGGCCGTACGGGTAGACCACAAGGTTGTGCTGGTGTTCTGCGTAAGTCAGCAATTGAGAAAGCAATTGAAGATTTACGTAGTTTGGAGGGTGTTATTATATCAGGTAGTTCTGAGAAATTTGAAGCTCAGGTGTATAGTGTTAATATAATGACAGATGACCCACTACATCCAAAAAGTCCGATTAATTATATGCCAAAAGATTCACAGGTTCAATATTTTGGGTCATGCCGTGGTATGTCAACATTTAGATCAGATGTTACATCAACTTTAATTAGTGAACATGTAACAGATGTTTTAGGTGAACCTAATATATATGGACCACCAATTATCAATCCGCAATGGGAAGGTTGGCAGACTTGTTTATCAAACTTGTCTGTACCAGCTCAACCATTTGATCCTAAGTTGTTGATTGCGGCAATTAAGGATTATAAGGAAGATTTAATACCAATTTTCGAGTCGAAATTGTGGCGCGACACGCGCCCTTTGACGGACCACGAAAATTTGTGTGGTATTCCTGGATTGAAATTTGTGGATCAAATACCTTTGAATACCTCTATTGGATATCCTTTGAATGGACCTAAGCGTGATTATGTCACGGAATTGGAGCCTACAGAGGATAAACCAAACAATAGAGTGCTGGACCAAGTAGTTATGGATGAAATCAAAAGATGTGAGGATTGCTATAGAAGAGGTGAGAGAGCGTACACTATAGCAAAAGCTTGCAAGAAAGATGAGATTTTATCCAAACGGAAATGTCGCATATTTTACGGTAATCCTATTGCATTAACCTTTTTGGTGAGAAAGTATTTCTTACCAATTTTAAGGGTTTTGCAATTTAATCCAAAGATAGCTGAATGTGCCGTGGGTATCAATAGTCATGGGCCTGAGTGGCAGGAATTACATGAATTTATTGTTAAACATGGTTTACACAGATTGATTGGAGGAGATTATGGTAAGTATGATCAAAAGTTGACTTCACAGTTGTTATTTGCAGCTTTGCGCATATTGATTGATTGTGCGCGAAAATGTAATTATAGTGATGAAGATATAAGAATCATGGAAGCGATGACAGGAGATTTGGTGTATGCTGTTATTGCTTTCAATGGCGATTTAATTGGACTTACTGAAGGAACTCACATCAGTGGAAATTCCTTAACTGTGATTTTGAACGGAATTTGTGGAAGTTTGAACATGCGCTGCTATTTTTATAGTCAGTACAAGTTTGACGATTTCGACAAGCGAATGAAGTTTCGTGATTGCGTTAATTTGGCAACTTACGGTGATGACAATATTGGATCCGTACGCGAGGATATCACCAAATTCACTATTAAGGGAGCATCGGAGTTTTTGGCTAAACATGGCCAGATTTATACGATGCCTGATAAGGAAAGTGAATTAGTTGATTTTCTACCACCAGAAGACTTTGAATTTTTGAAGCGCAAAAGTGTTTATATTCCAGAATTGGGATTGCATTTGGGCGCTTTAATTGATAAGTCGTGTATCAAAATGCTGCATTGTTACATGCGTAACAAGAGCTCACCTTTGACAGAGGAACATGCTTGTGCAGTCAATATTGATACAGCATTGCGAGAATGGTTTAATCATGGACGTGAAGTATATGAACAACGCCGTTCAGAGATGACTAATATCGCAACCAGGGCTGGCATTGCACATCTTTGCACTCAACTTGATAAAGACTTTGATGATAAAGTTGTTGAGTGGAAGGAGCGTTATGCTTAAGTCCTAACATAGGTTTCGGAATTCCCTTTAATAAGACCGCCCCGTCTCCTCGATGGGGTTCTAGTGTATAGTTGAACAGAGGCACATGTGTATGGATACCGCATTTATATATTTTACGAGAATTGTATGTATGAATGTAGGCTTTACATGTGAAAGGCGTCGCCATGCGACATGCTCTATTTAGAGTACGGTTTGCCACCAAACAATTTTCGGCGTGCTGTTCGGAATGAGTGGACCAACAGCATAAAATTTCTCACTTACTAAAAC